GGGGTAACATGCGATAATAAGGATATCCCCATTGATAAACTTAGTATACATCCGTGCAGCCATTGAGGCTAACACGGGTAAAAGACTGTCTCTCGAGCGCGTAAGAGAGCTCCTTGTAGAGGAAGGTCTTATCACGAAGAGACAAGCCGAGACAGAGGCTGTGATCTTCAGGGGCTATGGTGACTTATACTGGACCGACATTCCTACAACTGATGTTGAGGATAGCTTGGATGATCAGGAAGGTTTGCCAGATCATTATGTACCCGGATCCTAGGAGAATAGTTATGAAATGTGGAGCTTCACACGCCCCAGCGCAGAAAAGTACGCCTAAAAAGCCTAAAATGAACATGGGCGGCTATATGTCGATTAAGAATAAAAAGATGCCCGGTCAGATGTCTTACGGCGGCATGGCTACTAAAAAGAAGAAAAAGTGATGTTCTTGGGGGTGGTGGTCTTCTGTGCTAGTTTAGACTTCACCACCTGCCAAATCACTAGCAAAGCAGATTTGTTTGAAACACTAGAAGAATGTCAGCAAGACGTTGTATCGGTTGTTAATGGTGCAGCATCCAATGGATTTGTTGCTCGAGGCTATTGCGCGCCCGTCAATTCGGGTATGCAAACTTAGATGAGTTAATAGAACACTATAAGTGCTATAATTACCTTAGTTATTGTTTAACGGAGGTAATTATGCTACAATATCTATATATTAAACTGAAGAATATTTTTAAAGCTATCCAAACCGCGCAAGAGAAGCGCGCGCACTATTGGATGCTACAGAATTTAAGCGATAAAGAATTACGCGATATTGGTATAGGTCGCGGTCAAATCAGGGAAGCGATATACGGGGATGTTAGCGGAATTAGCCGCAGCTAATGCGGCATTTGGCGTTATAAAACAGGCGATATCTAATTCTAAAGAGCTCGCTGATGTTGGTAAGTCTATCGCTTCTTTTGTTGGTGCAGAAGAGTCTCTAAAGGCAAGAGCAGAGAAAAAGAAGAAAAGTCCGTGGAATAAGATCCTAGGTAAGGATTCCACAGATTTCGAAGAGTTCTTGGCTTTAGAAAAGATTGAACAACAGAAAGCGGCTCTTCAGTCGCACATGCGCTTGTACGGAAGACCGGGAATGTACGATGCGTGGGTGGAGTACCAAGCTAAGGCACGCACCGCACGCAAAGAGGCTCAAAGGCAGCGTGAGAAAGAACGGCAAGAGATGATAGAAGTCCTAGTGTGGATATTCATCGTTCTCGTTGTCTGGGGTGGAGCAGGTGCTGGTCTATATTACTATTTTACTGGGTAGTTTTTATGTGGTTTCTCATATGGATCCAATTTTTACATGGACAGTTCGAGTACTATCATATCGGGACATTCGGAAAAGAGGACCAGTGCCGGATAGAATTAGAGAAGAGTAAGGTTCTGGTCACAAACGCAGGATCTACAGTCCAATGCTTCAAGGTCGATAGTAATGGCTAAGATCGATAAAGATAAGATGAAATGCAACAAACCTCGGCGCACACCAGATGGGCCTAAGAAGTTTGTTGTTAAAGCCTGTGAAGATGGCAAAGAGAAGATTGTTCGTTTTGGCGATCCTAACATGCGGATCAAGAAATCGAACCCAAAGAGGCGTAAGAGCTTTCGTGCTCGGCACAAATGCTCAACCGCAAAATCCAAGCTAACAGCGAGATATTGGTCTTGTAAGGCATGGTAAGTGACGCTCAAGAAACATGGATCCAAGTATATTCTTTACGACGATAATGGGCGCATCATAATTATCACTTCGCATCTACGAATTGCGGAAAACATGAAGGCCAAAAAAGATGGCAAAAAACTCTCTCGTAGGAAACATAAACAAAAGACGCAAAGCAGGAACGTCGAGACCTAAGAGTAAAAGTACAATAAGCCCCAAGGCCTACAAAGCGATGCAAGCTGGCTGGCCTAAAAAGAAGAAGAAGGGTTAGCATGAGCGAGGACAGGTTGGATAGGATGGAGCAAAAGTTGGACAAATTAGCGGAAGCTATTGTCTGCCTAGCTCGTATGGAAGAGCGGATGGTAACCATTTTTAAGCGTATGGACACGTTTGATGATACTGTTCGTAAAATAGATGCTCGTATGGATGAGCAAGAGAAACAAGCCATAGCCCGAGGACAAAAGATTGCCTTTGCTGAGCGTTTCTTTTGGATGATTTGCACGGGCGCTGTTGGTCTAGCATTTGTGTATTTTAAATGACTGAAAAAAAACCACTTACAGAACGCCAAGAAGCTCTTATTAGCGCGCTAATGGGAGAGGCTAATGGCGATTTCCGAGCAGCCATGCGGATTGCCGGATATTCTGAACATACAACAGTTAAAGAAGCTATCACACCTATTCGTGACCACATTGTGGACGCGGCTCAGATGATGATGGCAATGAATGCCCCTAAAGCTGCAGCTAGCTTGGCGGGAGTATTCGTAGATCCTAGTGCGCTGGGAGCACGTAACATTGTTGCGGCTGCTAAAGAAGTACTGGATCGTGCAGGGGTAGTGAAGAGAGAACAGCTTGAGGTCAAAGGACCAGAGGGCGGTATATTTATCCTTCCACCTAAACAAGATGCAGAATGACAGACTTCCCCGAGAAGCGCAGAGCAAACCCTAGAGCAAGAATAGCATACGGATACAAACCTTCTGAGGATGATCCGTGCATTCTTTTACCCGATGAGGATATGGTGCCGTATATTATACAGGCGCTTGATTTCATCGATAACGGTGGCTCCTTACGAGAGACCGCCGCTTGGCTTACCCAACAAACTGGTAAACAAATTTCCCACCAAGGGATAAACAATATCTGGAAAGAGCGCAGAGGTGCTCAACCAAACAATGAACGAGAAAAGCGCCAGAAACGAGAACGGCGCAGACGGGCTCCTAAAACAGGACCAGAGAAAGCAAAGGCAAAGATTAAGCGTAAGGCAGCGGATGCTAAGAGAGTACTGACTCTTCAGAAAAAAAAACTGGAGAATTGGGAAGATCGAACCCCGCCTACCGAAGAGCCAGTTAGAACAAATGTTATAACAGATACGCTAGACTTTGATGCTGCACCCGAAGACAGAGAAGTAATATTCACACCTAACCCCGGACCTCAAACTGAGTTCCTAGCTGCAGCCGAAAGAGAGGTACTTTATGGCGGCAGTGCCGGAGGTGGAAAAACTTTCTCGTTAATCGCAGATCCGATGCGATACTTCGATAACCCAAATTTCAATGGGTTGATCTTGCGTAGAACTAACGACGAATTGCGTGAGATTATCTGGAAAACACAGGAGTTATACCCCAAGGCTTTTAAAGGTGCTAAGTGGCAGGAAAAAAAGTCTCAGTGGGTATTTCCAAGCGGAGCGCGTCTATGGCTCACTTATCTAGAGCGGGATGAAGATGTTCTGAGATACCAAGGGCAAGCATTTAGTTACATAGCCTTTGACGAACTCACTCAGCATCCCACGCCCTTCGCTTGGAACTATATGCGGTCCCGTTTGCGTACAACGGATCCTAATCTGCCAATTTTTATGCGTGGCACCACAAACCCCGGTGGGCCGGGACACGCATGGGTAAAGCAGATGTTTATCGATCCTGCACCCGCAAATACGCCCTTCATAGCTACAGACTTAGAGACAGGCGAAGAACTACGGTATCCCGATACTCATCCTGAGAAACCCGGACAACCGCTATTTAGGCGTAGGTTCATCCCAGCTTCTTTATATGACAACCCATACCTAGCTAATGATGGTGCCTATGAAGCCAACCTTTTATCTCTTCCAGAGATGCAGCGTAGGCAGCTTTTAGAAGGTGATTGGGCGGTAGCAACAGGGGCAGCGTTCCCTGAGTTTAGGCAGAGTGTACATGTGGTTGATCCTTTTGAGATCCCCGACACTTGGCGCAGATTTAGGAGTTGTGATTATGGATATTCGAGTTTTTCTGCAGTCCATTGGTTCGCGATTGATCCAAGCTATGAAACGCTCATTGTCTATCGTGAGCTCTACCTTTCGAAGCATACTGGCAGAGATCTGGCAAAAGCTGTTATGGAAGCTGAAAAAGGCGAAAACATCTCTTACGGAATACTTGATAGTTCGTGTTGGCATAATCGTGGGCAAATTGGCCCATCTATTGCCGAAGAAATGGTAGCAATGGGTTGCAGATGGCGACCTTCAGACCGAACAGCCGGAGCTCGAGTAGCAGGTAAAAACCGCTTCCATGAGGTTCTTAAGGTAGATCCAGAGACAGACATGGCAGGTATAGTGTTTTTCAACACCTGCAGACAGATCATTGCCGATCTACCCGTAATTCCTAGCGACCCTAAAGGTAGTGATGACATTGATCCTAGGTACGCATCCGACCACGCTTACGACAGTGTACGATATGGGATTATGAGCAGACCTAGAGCATTCAGTCCATTTGATATGGGGCGCGGCATTCCCGAGAGAAAATGGCAACCATCAGATAACGTATTTGGATACTAGACATGGCATTTATGGACCCACCCAATAACAACCCAGAAGATCTTACTGATGAGGATAAGGTCATTGCCCTCGAGGAAGACGGGGATGTTGTTGAGGAAAACTTAGACTACTCTGGTGTAGCTGCTTTTGTTCAGACTGCGTTCAACCGAGCTAAAGATGAGCGTCTAGCTGATGAAACACGATGGCTGGAAAGCTACCGTAACTATCGCGGTATATACGGGCCAGATGTACAGTTCACAGATACAGAAAAATCCAAAGCCTTTGTTAAGATTACGAAGACTAAGGTATTAGCTGCATATAGTCAGGTGATCGATGTTCTGTTTGCAGGTGCTAAGTTCCCGATTGGTATCGAGAGCCGCCGCTTCCCAAGCAATGTTGCAGGTGCGGTAAACTATGATCCAAACGCAATTACATCTGAGAAGGTACAAGAGAAAGCTGGAATTCAGTATGATGTACCTCGCACGATCAAGCGACCAAACCTAGCTAAAGATCTTGGTGTTTATAAAGATACTCTGAAGCCTGTAGAAGACAGTCTAGAAATGGGTCCGGGTAAGTCTCAGACTTCAGTAACTTTCGAACCAGCAAAACGCGCCGCACAGATCTTAGAGAAAAAGATGCATGATCAGCTTGAAGAAAGTTCAGCATCTAAGCACTTACGCTCTGTAGCTTTCGAGATGTCTTTGTTTGGCACAGGTATCCTGAAGGGTCCGTTTGCACACGATAAGGAATATGCGCGCTGGAATGAGAGCGGCGAATACGATCCTGAATATCAGACTATCCCCAAAGTGGAACATGTCTCTATCTGGGATTTCTATCCAGATCCTGATGGACGTAATATGGATGAGGTGGAGTATACCATCCAACGCCACCGCCTAAACCGTACACAAATACGGGCTCTTAAGAACCGCCCACACTTCCGCGACGAAAGCATCGAGCTAGCTATCGAATATGGTGCAAGCTATGAGCGTGAATATTGGGAACATGATCTAGAAGACAATTCAAACAACGATGATATCGAGCGTTTTGAGGTTCTAGAGTATTGGGGTATCCTAGATGCCGAGCTAGCACTACAAGCTGATCTAGAGATCCCAGAAGAGTTAGAAGACCTAGATCAAGTACAGGTTAACGTGTGGGTATGTAACGGACAGATCCTACGCCTTGTTATCAATCCATTCACACCAACCCGCATTCCATACTCTGCCGTACCTTACGAGATGAACCCCTATTCATTCTTCGGTATTGGTGTTGCTGAGAATATGTCGGACACGCAATTGTTGATGAACGGCTTTATGCGGATGTCAGTGGACAACTCTGCGTTGAGTGGAAACCTACTTATTGAGATCGATGAGACCAACTTGGTCCCGGGACAAGATATGTCTATCTACCCCGGTAAAGTGTTCCGTAGACAAAGCGGAGCGCCGGGTCAGGCGATCTTTGGAACTAAGTTCCCTAACGTAAGCCAAGAGCTTATGATGATGTTCGATAAGTCTAGACAACTTGCCGATGAGTCTACAGGTATCCCATCATACTCTCACGGTGCCACAGGTATCATGGGCGTAGGGCGAACAGCTAGCGGTATGTCTATGCTGATGGGCGCTTCACAGCAAGCTATCAAGACGGTTGTCCGTAATGTGGATGATTATTTGCTAGCGCCTCTTGGTCGAGCCTTATTCGCTTTCAATATGCAGTTCGACTTCGATGAGCAGTTTATCGGTGACCTAGAGGTTATACCACGCGGTACAGAAAGCTTGATGCGCAATGAGATCCGTTCCCAGCGCCTCATTCAATTCATGCAAATGACTGCTAACCAGCAAATGGCGCCCTTTGTTAAATATGACTACATCCTACGCGAACTAGCTGCATCTATGGACCTTGATGAGGATCGCATTCTGAACGATCCACGCGAGGCGGTTATCCAAGCTAAGATGATGGCAGAGATCCAATCAATGATGCCACAACAGCCCCCACAACCACCACAGGGCGGGGCTCCAAGCGTAGACGATCCAACAGGTACAGGCGGCGGTAACATTGCACCCGGTCAAGCACCAGAACCCGGAGCACCGGGCTTCACAGGTGAGGGCGGGGGAGCCAATGGGGGTAATCCTCAACCACAACAGCCACAAGGTCAGCCACCCGTACAATGATCGATCAAAAATTTTATCGAAGCCTACTTCTTCTAGTTAATGACAAAGAGATGATGGATAGGCTTCAATCCTACTGTGATGAGCGCATCGACACTCTTCGTGGACATTTAGAAACCACCAAAGAGATAGAGAACATCCGACATATCCAAGGATCTATTGCCGAGCTTCGTAGGTTTAAGACCCTACGCGACGAGGTACTACAAGGAGCCAAGTAAAGCGTATGGGCTTGCTAGATTTTATCTTCGGTAATGATGAAGACGATTTAGAAAAAACGGAGACAAAGCACCCGCTTGAAAGCGTTCCGGGATGGTCGCGTCCGATGGGTGCCACTACCTCTGATCCACAAGTCGGAGAAGATGATGCGGGAAATCCTGTATTTCGTACCGCGTTAGGTAGAACATACACTGTCAGAGTAAATCCAGACCAGCGTACTATACGACAGAAAGTTACAGATGCGGCTCCTGCCGTTGTTGAAGCAGTCAAAGACTACGCACAAAATCCTACGCTGCCTACAAAAGAGCAGGTTGGTCAGTTTGCCTATGATGCAACTGTAGGCGCAGCCGAAGACCTTGATAACATTATGTTCAAAGGCGAAGGTACTATTGGTGATGCCCTAAGCTTAGCATCAGGTGTTGGTTTAGGTGCTCGAGGTGCAAATATAGCTGCAAAGGCGATCACAGGTGATGGTATAGTACCTGAAGGTGAGCCCGGGACTGTACTTGGCTTATTTCTACCTGCATTTAAGAACGCAAAATATCAGTCTAATATAGACCGTGCTAATGAGCTAAAGGCGCTGGGCGCTACTCGAGATGAGATTTGGGAAGAGACAGGTCTTTGGCAGCTAGCGGAGAAGGGACAGTGGCTTACTGAGATTGATGATAGTAAAGCTGAGATTGCCCTTACTGCTAAGTTCAACAATACCAAGATGCCTAAGCAGTATAAGACAGAGACTGTTATTGAACAGCGTCCTGTAAAAACTGGTGGCCTTACTGATCAAGAAAGACTGTCTGCCAAGATCCAAACACGAAAGATAATGTTGGAGATCCGTGATAGGCTAGCTCGAGGCGAGATTGATCAACAAACAGCTAAGGATCTAGCTCGGGAAGCCCAGCAAAAGCTGGATGAAGCTATAGCCGCAGAAGGTACAACAGAGTACGAGCAGTTTGAAGTTACTAAGAAGGTAGAGATACCTCGTAAGCCGCTTACTACAGGCCGTGGGCCTCAGATGCAGGGCGGCAAATCTACTCTAGACGAAGTACTATTTCATGACGGCTTTTTTGCAGAAATGAAAGATATGGGGATGGATGTCTCCAGTACTACGGCAGAAGCAGGAAGACGTAAGTCAAGCTCCGCAGGACATAACGCTTCGGGTGTTCAATTCACTAACGAACCTTATCCGTATGAAGATCAAAACCGCGTTAACTCATTTAAGAATGCTGCAAATTGGAAAAATAATCCGCGCAATGATGCTGATAGAGTACTTGTAGATAAATGGAAAAAGGGCGAAATACCAGAGGGCCAAGTAGACGCTGAAATGATTTTGTCTACTATGCTTCACGAAGTGCAGCATCTAATCGATGCTGAATCAAAATCAGATAGCGGTACAGGATTTAACCCTAAAGATTCTAAAAGTGTTCGCGCGGATATGCAAACGGAGCTTGATAAAAAGCTTCGGAACATGGTCAACTTAGATACATCTATTAACGAGAGAACTGCCCTTTCTTTAATGCTTGAAGTTATCTACGAGCCCGTCGAGGTAGAAGAAATCATTGGTGGTTCGTTATTGTCACCGTCCAAGGCCGAAAAGTTCTCCGTAAATGATATTTTAGATAGCGTTTATGGCTATGAAAATTCTTACCCTAAGAGCCAAATTACTGAGCTTGGTAATGTAAAAAATGTATCAGCTAACCATGTCCTTTCTTTAGGTAAGGTTTTTGATAGGTGGAAAGAATACAAAACAGTATTGAGCTCATTTCCACCGGACCACGCTAATCACAATATCGCGAAGCAGGATGCAAAAATGGAGTTCCTACATCGTGTATCCGGTACTGTTGAGGCTGATGGAATAGCTGCAGATTATTACAATACAAATTCGGCTTTAGGCAGCGCGGGAAAAAAAGCTACTAAAGATAATAAACGTGTACGGGCTAACGTATTATTTCATCTACTAGATTCTGGTGAGCTTAATGATGTCATGGACGAATACTATAAGCTTATGGGAAGTGGACTTGCTCAAAATACCAAAGCTAAGGATATGGATATTTATAAACACGAAGGTGGTGAAGTTAAATCCAGATTAGTTCAAGCTAGACGGGATATGACTGCCGATGAGCGTAAGGCGATGCCGCCTTATAAGATGCTCGATAAGGACGAAGAGCGCATTTGGTTTGCCGACACGTATGGCAATTGGCGTAAATAATAGATGAAAGATTGATAATGGATACCTCTCCTATCCCCCGGCTGCGCCCACCCGAGCCTATTCAAAACATTAGCTATGATGACTTGGAAAAAATAGAGCGTGTAGTTGCTGCAGAGGCAGGTACTGAAGGTTCCGAAGGGCGCAATGCCGTCCGGGGCGTTATCTTTAACAGATTAGCTTCTAAGCGTTTTGGGAATACCGTGGACGATGTTCTTACTGCAGATCAGTTTGAGCCAGTTCGCAAGTATGGATCTGTCGAGGATATTCCTGTCGATCAAGATCAGCTTTATGACGGAGTCGAAGAGCTAATTGATTACATTCAGCTAGGCGAAGATGCGTCTGGTGGGCGTGTATTTTTTCAGAATGAAGCAGTTACAAAAAAGAGAGGAAGTTACTTCGAAGGAACTAATCCTCTCAAGATTGGGAACCACACTTTTTATGACGGTATAAAGGGACAAGAGCCCGTTACTATGACGGACCTAGTGGGGTCTCATAACATTCGATTTATGGATGATTTAGCAAGCGCAGATCCCGGTATGCGTTTAGGTGGGCTTATGGAAGCTCGAAAAGGAATTACTACGGAAGCAGGTTTAGACATGGCAAGAGAAAAATTCCAAATTGATCGTAAGAAAGCTGACCTCAACGATGACGGTGATGTTAGCGAATATGAAGAGGCTCGAGCGGAAGCCGTCCAGAAAGCTACGGCAGAGGATGAGGAAGAGGCTCTAAACATGTATCATGGTGGGATGCCGTGCGGATGTGGTGAAGGATTGATGGGTGAAGATCCTGTCTCCGGAAACCCGATCCCTGTTGGTTCTACTGCAGAGAATGTGCGTGACGATATTTCAATCATGATCTCTGAAGGTGAGTACGTCCTACCAGCAAATGTAGTTAAGTGGGTTGGTTTAAAACACATCATGGACATGCAAGCGGAAGCTGAGATGGGACTGATGGGTATGCATTCTATGGGGCTGATCCAAGAGGTGGATACCGATGAAGATCAACAAGACGAACCCAGTAGCGAAGATATTGAGGACACCGAGGTACAAGCCTCAGACGATACCGAACAAGAAGAAACAGAAACAATCGAAACACCCGAAGGCAATGAAATCGAAGTGGCTGACGGAGTAGAAGTCGAAGAAGAGGTTATGGATCCTGAGTATCCAGATGAGGATGATGAAAACTATTATCCTACAAAAACTCAGATGTATGGGATGATGAAAAAACCAACAATAAAATTCATCATCTAAATTTCAATGGGCTACCCGAGGAAGAGCTTGGCCCCCAATTAAGAGATTAACATGGCAAAGTATAAAGGCGCATATCGCGACGAATTAGAAAACGAACAAGATCTTACATACGCCGAAGAGCTTGAACTAGAGCGGCAAGCCGCATCAGAGCCACAGGCTAAAGATCCAGAAGAGGATACTTACAAAAAGCGTTACGGTGACTTACGCCGCCACGCGCAATTGCAGATGCAGCAAAAAGATCAAGAGCTAGCGGAGATGAAACGCCAGCTAGAGAGTGCTGCTAAAGGACAGATCAAATTTCCTAAGACTGATGAGGAAGTCGAAGCTTGGTCTAAGAAGTATCCCGAAGTCGCTAAGATCGTAGATACGATTGCGCGTAAACGAGCAAATGAAGCTCTAGAAGAAGGTGAGAAGCGTTTAGGCCACCTTGCTGATCTAGAGAAGAAAATGTCTCGTAAGGATGCAGAGGCGCAGTTAAATCGCCTACATCCAGATTTTAATGAGATTAGACAGGATCCTAAATTCCATGAGTGGGTAGCACTGCAGCCCCAGATAATTCAGGATGCTCTCTATAAGAACAATACAGATGCCTTAGCCGCTGCTCGAGCTATCGATTTGTATAAATCAGATACGGGTAAGAAGAGAAAAACGCAAAAGTCTGCCGCACAAGCTGTAGGCCGGAGCTCAGCATCTACACCCGGGACAAACGGCAAAGCTCGTTTTTCAGAAAGTCAGGTCGCTAAAATGAGCGATGCTGAATATGAGAAGAATGAGGATGCCATTTTCGAAGCAATGCGTAGCGGTAATTTTACATACGATATGTCAGGGGCCGCGCGCTAAGTATTGCTATTATAGTAATAATTGTGCTATAATAGAGGTATCAATGATACCATTGGATAAGTAAAGAGCCGCTTATATAGCCCACCTCTTACTTACTTTTTTCAGAAGAAGAAATATGTCTACCAGTTATGGAGAGGCCCGTATGTACGGCAGTACGTGCGCACCCTCAATCCAGACTGCCACATTTTAAACGCTTCTGTGTCCTGACGTTAATTCGCCATTTCACAATAAGGAGACTTTAAAATGGCTTTCCCAGTAGCAACAGGTTACACGAACTTACCAAATGGTAACTTCTCACCTGTAGTATATAGCAAACTCGTCCAGAAGGCGTTTCGCAAATCTTCTGTAGTCGAGGATATTTCAAACACAGATTATAGTGGAGAAATTGCAAACTTTGGTGACTCTGTAAAAATTATTAAAGAGCCAGAGATTACAATCAATTCATATGCACGCGGCACTACTCTTGCAACACAAGATCTTACCGATGCAGACTTCACTATGGTTGTAGATCAAGCAAACTACTTTCAGTTTGCAATCGATGACATTGAAGAAGCACATTCACATGTAAACTTCATGACATTAGCGACAGATCGCGCGGGTTACAAATTGCGTGACTCTTTCGACCAAGACGTTCTTGGCTATGTCTCAGGTTACTCATGGAATGGTTCAGCGTGGGTAGCACGTACAGCACCAGCGGGTACAAAAGCTGATGCAACGGCTGGCAACGACGAACTTCTTTCAGCAAACAAACTAAACGCAGGTGCGTTTGGTGGTACAGCGGGTAACTCAATCCCTGTTGCTGCAGACGGTGGCACAGGCGCAATTACAGGTCCATTGGAAATTATGAACCGTATTGCGCGTCAGATGGACCAAGCAAACGTCGATACAGACGGGCGCTGGATGGTCGTTGACCCAGTATTTGCAGAAGTGCTTATGTCTACCTCATCGAAATTAATCAACGCCGATTTCGGTGGTGGTGATGAGCTACGCAATGGTCGTATGCCCGGCACAATCCGTGGTTTCCGCATCTACAAGTCAAACAACTTGCCTTACAAAGGTACAGGCGCGGCAACAACAGCCTCTGCAGGTTCTACAACTAACTTTGGTGTGATTGTAGCAGGACATGACTCAGCATTGTCTACTGCACAACAAATTGCAAAAACAGAGACATTCCGTTCTCCAGATACATTCGCAGACATCTGTCGCGGAATGCAATTGTATGGCAGAAAATTGCTACGTCCAGAAGCAACATTCACTGCAAACTACAACCTTGCATAATTAGTTTTTTTGAGGGGGCTGGGACATCTGGCCCCCTTATATCTATTTAAGGTTTACCTATGGCTAGCACCTATCTACAACTCTGCAATATGGTCCTACGCAGGATCAATGAAGTAGAGATAGCTGAAGATGAATTTCTATCAGTGCGCGGCGTACAAGCGCTGGTTAAGGATGCGGTAAAAGCAGCCGTAGCTAAGATTAACCAAGCTGAATTTGAGTGGCCTTTTAACGCTGCAGAGCATACAGAAACTCTAGTAGCGGGGCAGACTGAATATGATTGGCCTGACTATTTTAAAGTTGTTGATTGGAACTCTTTCCAGATCCAAAAAAACGATAGTCTAGGAACAGGATTTAAAACCCTCTCTCCAATTGATCGAGATGAGTGGTACAAGAATTATCGAGATGATGATTACGAGCAAGGAAGCGCAGGTATTACAGTTCCTAATTTTGTCTTTCCTAGCCACGGTGAGGGCTTCGGTGTAACGCCATCCCCAGATAAAGCATACAGTATCCGTTACCGATATTATCTCAACTACGCAGACTTAACGGATGCTACAGATACAAGCCGTATTCCACAAAGCTTTGATACCGTGATTGTCGATGGCGCGCTGTTCCATCTTTATATGTTTAAGGACAATATCGAAGCATCCCAAGCTGCGTATGCAGCATTCGAAGACGGTCTGAAAGATCTACAGACACTGTTTATCAACTCATTTGAGTATGTACGGGATACAAGGATCCGCTTCTAATGGCAGATGAAATTCAGAGTTATAAGCTCGTCTGCTCAGGCGGGTTAAACTCTAACCAGAACCACTTATATCTATCGGAAGCAGCATCAGGTGCAGCCACTCGATTGATCAACTATGAGCCCAGCCTATATGGCGGGTATCGTCGCATCGAGGGGTATGATCTACTAGGTGGGCTAGATGTAGAAGTAGGCGCGGGTGTAGCAGAAGGTCCAGTTCTTTGCGTAGCTATCTATCGTAATGAACATATAGGAAATCCTTACATTATAGCTGCACGTAAGGACGCTGGTGCTAACTCTTACAAATTCTACAAGTTTGTAGATCTCGTTGGTTGGCAAGCTATGACGAACAGCTTGACCTTAAACCATACAGCTAACAGCCGGACAGTTACAAAGATCCGACATGCACAATGGGACTTTGGTAGTGGATCTCACATTGCTTTCGCTGACGGTGTTAATAACGCTATTATCTTCGATGGACTTAATTGGTATCAACTCAATAATACAAATACAGGCGGTACAGCATCCCCCGGGGGGAATCAGATTGTTAATGCACCTGCCCTTATAGACGTATTTGAGAACCATCTATTCTTAGGTGGAGACCTAGGATCTAGAGCGGTTATATGCCACTCCGCACCTTCCGATCCTTTTGATTTCACAACAGCTTCTGGTGGTGCGCAGATCACACCGGGCTTTAACGTAGTTCAATTTAAACCCTTCAGAGATGACTTATTTGTATTCGGTACAACAGCTATTAAGAAGATCTCACCAGACGTTACTGCAGGGTTCGTTTTAGACCAAGTTACAGCTAATGTTGGTTGCATTGCTAGGGATAGTGTGCTAGAGATTGGTGGCGATCTGATGTTCCTCGCACCCGATGGATTCAGACCAGTTTCAGGTACATCTCGTATTGGTGATGTTGAGCTAGAAACCATATCAAAACCCATACAAGTTACACTCGTTAACCTGATCAATAACTATGATATGGACACTATCAACGGCGTTGTTATCCGTTCTAAATCACAGGTTCGATACTTTGTTGGAGATAGTGGTACAGACGTAGTAGATAGTTACGGTATTATCGGCGGTCTCGCTAACCAAGGTGGACAGATTGGCTGGGAGTTTGGTGAGCTAATCGGTTTCCGGGCCTCCTGCACCACATCAGACTATATTGGTACTGAGGAATTTGTGCTTCATGGAGACTACAACGGCAAGGTCTATCGTGAAGATGTAGGCACAAGCTTTTCTGGTAACGATATCCTAAGCGTGTACGCCACACCTTATCTAGACTTTGGCGACACCGAAGTTCGTAAGACTATGCGTAAGGTAAATACGTTTGTTAGAGCCGAGGGTCCAGTAGAGCTATTTTTATCAATGGCCTACGATTGGGGCGACTATAATACAGCCCGTCCTTCAAGCTATTCTCAGGAAAGTCTAGGTGGTCCTGTGGAATATGGCGGTCTTAACATTGACTACGCAGGTGCTAACATCCTGTACGGCGGTAACTCTAAGCCAATCATGACTTCTGATATACAAGGCTCCGGCTTCTCTGCTCGAGCAACCTTTGTGACCGTAGGCCAATCAGAACCGTTTTCTATCCAAGGCCTAGTATTTGAATTTTCTATTTCGGGGAGAAGGTAACCGATGGCAGGTTATACAAGACAATCCTTACCTGATATTCAGAACGGTAGTGAAATTACCGCTCCTCCGCTCAATGCGGAATTTAATCAGTTAAGCTCTGCGTTCAACGGATCCACGGGCCACACCCATGATGGATCTGCAGGTAACGCTCCAAAGATTGAACTAAGCACATCTGTAGCCGGGTATCTATTGCCGATCAATGGTGGTACTGGTGGTAAAAGCAACGTAACAGCTACCTCTAATCCTACAATCACAGATGACGTTAACGCTGGGTATGCGCCGGGATCTATATGGCTAAATACCACAACAAACCGTATTTTTGTCTGCGTTAATAATACGTCTAATGCAGCGCTATGGTATGAGGCAGTTGGTCAGACTGCTGTTTCGATCACTCCTGAGACAACTAACACCGTAGACATTGGCTCAACAACCAACCGCTACAAAGACCTTTACCTGTCTGGCTCTATCTCTGGTACATCCAACGCTACATTCGGCGGTACGCTCAACGTCACTGGCACAACCACACTCACAGACGTTAACGCTACAGGCAATGCCACAGTAGGCGGCACTCTAGGCGTTACTGGTGCAAGTTCTATTGGTAACAATCTAGATGTAACAGGCGACTTAGATGTTGGCGGGTCTGTGACTGTAGACACAAACGCTACTGTTGTAGGCTTGGCTACACTAGGGCAAGTTGATGCTAACGGCGGTACAATCGACAACACCGTTATCGGCGGCAATACAGCTTCACCAATCACTGGTACAACGATCACTTCTACCA